GGGAGCTTTCGCTCCCTCTTAGTCAGTGTGGCCCGCACAACCGTAGGATAAGAAGCATGGCTACTGTGCCCCGCCATCGATCCTTTAACTATGGATCGCAGGATAACTACGAGGTTTGGAGTGCCGATAAGAACGGCAATCCTATATCGCTGGCAAAGCCAGGGAGTCCTCGTAGCTTGGGGTCACAGACCGACTCTTTGCTGATATCAAGCGGACATCGGGCTCCTTACCAGAGATTTCTCTGGAACGGGAGTGACTTCTATAAAGTGTCGAAATGGCAACGGCAACAAGCCGGGTCCATGTCGATCTTTATCCCGAGCAACCCCGGGGGTCCTGGGTGGCTAAGCCAAGGCTTGGCCTTTCCAGGTGCTCCCGCATGGGGTACGCCTGCGCTCCCAACTTATGGGAGCATCAGGTCCGTCATGGTACCACTAGGGACGATTGGGTGGAACCGGTTTCGACCGGGCAAACCCGTCGCCTCTGTGTCGCAGTTCATAGCTGAACTGCGTCAGCTTCCGAAGAATCCGTTTCGTCTTGCTGCCGAGGCCTTAAAGAGGTCTCGTCAGGCTCTCCTCGGTAAGGACCGAGGTAGAGCAGTAGACGTTTTACGGAGGCACGTTGGGGATCAATACCTCAACTGGTCCTTCGGTTGGAGGCCCTTCCTGAGTGACCTCGAGAAGATTGCCGACTTCGACAATCGTCTCGTTGCCGCTATGCGACAGTTGCGCCGTGACAACGGCAATACTATTCGCAGAGAAGGGCTCATTGAGTCGGACACCTCGTCCACAACTGTCTCCGAGAGTGAAGGGAGCGCTTCCGGTTTTATGGACTGCCCGTGGTCCTCCGCAGGAGGAACTCGAGCTGACCGAGGGTACCGGACTGTCACCGAGGTAACTCAGTGGCGGTGCTGGTTCTCAGCCGGTTTCGTTTACCACCTCCCGAGAGAAGACGATCCGCATAGTATGGATCGCCTTAGGACGTATCTCAAAGGCGGAGGGATTAGTCCCTCCGTTGTATGGGAACTTACGCCCTGGAGTTGGCTCGCGGACTACTTCACCAACGTTGGTGATGTCCTCGAGAATTGGGAAGCGAGTCGTGAACTTGCTCTTGCTGCCAAGTACTGCTACGTCATGTACGAAAAGACATGGCGTAAGACCTCTGCCCACCGGGCCTGGATGACGAATGTCAACTGGGGTCAGTGGTCAGGGTCTGCCAGCGCAGAGAGCGGTTATAAGCTCAAAGCGCGTACTTGGGCAAGCCCCTACGGATTAGGTTTTACTTCCGGGAATCTCAACGATTCTCAGAAGGCGAACCTACTTGCGCTCGGGTTATCCCGGCGCATCTGAGCTAACCAGCTCAAATATGCCAGAAAACCTTCTGGCATATCAACCAACCGCGAAGAGGTATTCCTATGTTCGCAGATCCTCAGACTATCACGGTGAACTCGGTCGCTAAGACTTTGCCCGCCGTGAGCCGTGCGCCCGATTCCTCGACTTACAAGATGGATACGGGAGATTTTTCCCTGACCATCTCGAAGGCGAGGACGGGTTCCAGGAAGCGTTTTGCGGTGCGAGTTGATGCCCGCAAGATCGCTCCTGATCCTCTCGCTGCGTCGAACAACGTGGAGTACACCTCCACGTGCATTCTCAGCATCAATGCGCCCTTTGTCGGGTACACCAACGCTGAGATGAAGGACATCGCTCTGGCCCTCACGGGTTGGGCGACGTCGGCGAACCTGCTGAAGGTCCTCGGCGAGGAAACCTGAAGCTGGTTCTACCACTTCCACCCCGTAAACTTGGGGAGTCTTCCCCGTAAACTTGGAGAAGCTCTATGGAAGCGACGCAGACTGATTCGGCGGCCTTCATTCGCGCACGAGTCGTACTCCATCCGGAACGTATATTCGTTCCGTTTAGGGTACACCTCAAGCCCGAATGGAAGTTCCGGCCCCTCAAACTCCAAGTTGTGCGTTATTACACGCCCACCTTTGGGGTTCGTTGGGTCGAACTCTTCGAAGATTCCTATCTCATGGAATCTCCGTTGAGCCGTCGTTATCTCGAAGAGGAGCGGTGCTGTGTAAGGGCATTCGGCTATGTGTGCGGAGTTGGCGAGTTTAACTCACCCGCCGATATCTGGCCCACGAGCCGCGTGCCCATACACGCACAGCACGGTCTGTCCGGATATAACATCAGACATTGTTACGTGTCTGACGTTCCGGAATGGGATCATGCACATTGGGAGGAGGACGCTTAACCCACATGGGGAGCGTGAAAAGCCTCTCAAACCTCTTCGCGGCTGTACTGCACGACTGTGCAGTCGAGTGCCACACCGACCCATCTCCTGATATCCGTAAGGGTATCAGGAGAATCGAACAGGAGGGTTCAGGGTTCTTAACCCTGACGCTCCCGCTTCTCGCAGAAGCCCTTGAACTAGGGCTCGAACGAGGAGCGCTCGATCTCACGGCCCTAACGAGCTTCGCTCGAAAGGGTGGTCTCCCCCTATTCTTGGGAGGTTTCCTGAGGAGAGTGTTCGATACTTCTGGTCGTCTCCTCGACGATCCGTGCGTGGACGCCGTGCGTTGCATCAGACAGATTTGTCTGATGTGGAAGAAAATCCAACTTCCGTGCGACGAGAGTCGCATACGCTTAGCGTTTACGAACTACGTCGAGGCCGACAAGGAGATTCCAGATGAGTCCACGATCGAGAGAACGCATCCGCGTTTTCTACAGTCGTTTGACTTTGTATCCCGCGTTCTTTGGACTGATGTCCTGGCTGAAGCGAATCATATCGCTGCGGCTAGGTCTTCGATTCCAAGGCACGGGCCTGGAGCCACCGCAGAGAGGATACGAGGTAACACTAAGTATCTCCTCCGTACGTGGCACGAAAGATTAGAGACTTATTTTCCCTTCGACCAATTCGGAGTTAGTTCTCCGCTCTGGTGTTTGGAGGAAAGTCTCCAATCTGACGTTTCCTTCTTGTCCCCTGGTGCTGAGCCACCTGTCAGAGTGATCTCAGTACCTAAGACCATGAAGGGTCCGCGAATCATTGCTATTGAACCTGTTTGCATGCAATACACGCAACAGGCACTCATGGCAACGATCGTGTCAGCTCTTGAGTCTCATCAACTCACGAGCGGGAGAATTGGTTTTTCGGATCAGTCCGTAAACCAGTCTCTGGCACTTGCTTCTTCTATTGACGGGAGTCTCGCGACTCTCGACCTTAAAGAAGCAAGTGACCGCGTCCCTTTATGGGGTGTTGTTCGGATGCTACAAGGAGTGCCCGATCTTTTGGGCGCCCTCTTGTCGTGCCGCTCAACACACGCGGATGTTCCTGGGCATGGTAAGATTCAGCTCAGGAAGTTCGCGTCAATGGGGTCCGCGACTTGCTTTCCAGTTGAGGCCATGTATTTCTTTACGGCCATTATTGCTGGACGGCTACTGTCGCGTGGCGACCAGTTGTCCGTCAAGCGTGTGAGAAGACTCGCACGCTCGACGTATGTCTACGGGGACGATATTCTTGTTCCCCGAGACGAGGTGGATGTCGTCGTGGACAGCCTTCAGGCGACTGGCTTGAAGGTGAACACTCGCAAGAGTTTCTGGACTGGGAAGTTCAGAGAGTCTTGCGGAATGGATGCGTTCAAGGGCGTCCGGGTTACACCGGTATACGTCCGAAGGACGCTTCCTACGACGACAGCAGACGCTGCCGGTGTGCTATCATGGGTCTCGCTAGGTAACCAGTTATACATGGCTGGTTACTGGGGAGCCGCGAAACACGTTCGCGCAGAGGTCGAGAATCTTCTCGGTCCTCTGCCTATGGTAGATCCGGAGGCGGGCTGCCTGGGCTGGCACAGTATTAGAAGAACTGTATCAGTCCAGGGGTGGAATAGGAATCTCCACAGTTTTACTGTGAAGACCTACACTACCCGGTCAGTGTGGCGTGATGACCACATTGACGGGCATCCTGCCCTCATGAAGTGTCTTTTAAAGTCAGAGGGTACCAGCGTGGATCCTCTTGCTTACCTCGGCGGCTTAGCCGCCGATGGTAGACACCTCCAGCGCACTGTTAGGTCCGTCGCCCTAAGCACGAAGCGACGGTGGGTCTCTCCCTTCTAAGGGAGAGAGGGGGACATCCGTGAGGATGTCCTTAGGAGCAAGCATT